AGAGATTTTCTGTCAGCCGGATAAAGGTTTGCCGGGGCAAACATAATATTCAGTTTGGCGGTCTGTTTTCGCAGACCTCGGTATCGTGTTTTCCGATACCCAAACAGTCGCTTCACGACTGCAAAAACGTGTTCTACCTTTGCTCTGACCGATGATTTTTTATGTTCTGCTTTCTTTGCTGCATATTGTCCGCTTTTTGAAAGCTTTTTCATTGTTAACGGTTTTCTGTTTATTTTGTATTTGATTTTTCGACCATTTTTATTTTTAACAACTGCATTTTCTCGCTTTTCTGCACCGATATATCCACTGTCACCGTATAATTCTTCCTCTTCTCCATGCATAAGATCAGGCGTTGCTGTTACATCGTGTTCATTAGCACCTGTTACTTTCAGATGATGTACAAGTCCGCTGTCCTTATCTACTCCGATATGAGCTTTATAGCCAAAGTGCCATTGATTGCCTTTCTTCACGGAATGAGCGTCCTTATCACGCTTTTTATCCTTGTTTTTTTGTCGATGACGGCGCAGCAATAAGAGTGGAATCCACTATCGTTCCACGCTTTAATATCAAGCCTTTTTGGCTGAGAATGTCTATTACCTGATGAAACAGTTTTTCCTGCAATCCATTTTCAACAAGTATATTTCTGAATCTTCCGATAGTATCCCCGTCGGGAACCTGATTGGGTGAATCTACTCCGCAGAAATCTGAAAATGCACGGCTGTCTATGACTTCGGTCATTGCTTTCATATCCGAAAGGTCATAAAGATTCTGGAGAAGATATATACGAAGCATCAGCTCAAGGTCGTAGGGCTTGTTTCCGTGCTCTCCTTTGTAATAGCACGGTCTGATTATCCCTATCCACTCGTCAAATGGTATTATCCGCTCTATCTTTTCAAGAAATTCTTTTTTGCTTGTTTTGGCCTGCGCCAGTTCATCGCTTATCAGTGAGAATGTCAGTTGTTTATTCATACTTATATTATACCTTTTTTTGCTGCTTTTCAAGAATTTGTGCGGTTTTGCCTTAGGGAAAAGTAAAAGCGCCGAGAAGTTATTCCCGACGCTTTTTGATTACCATACAGCCGCATATTATCGAAACGGTTTGTATGTTTTTGTTTTGGCTCAGCATTGGCAAAGGCTCTCTGAATTGCTCCGATGATCTCATTTTCAAGTTCTTCCTTCCGCTCGGTGCACTTATCACAGCCTGTATGCTTGCGCACTCCGTTGCAGCGGTAATATAAATGCTTTCCTTTGGTGCTGTTGCCGCTCATGCCGTTCATCGGTTCGCCGCAATGACCGCAAAACAGCTTGCCTGTGAGATAAAAATTCTCACGCTCGGAAATCTTCGGCGCACGCTTCTTGTTTTCTACAAGCTTCTTCTGAACTGCATCAAATAAAACAGGGTCAATCATAGCTTCATATCCTCCTTCAATACGGACGTCTCCGTATTTATACACGCCTATGTATTTTTCGTTGCTGAGCATTGTGTAAAAGCTTCCTGTGGTAAATTTCCTGCCCATGCGGGTCCGATAGCCCCTTTCATTCAGATATCGGGCTATTTCTGCCAGTCTCTTTCCCTCTGCATACATTCTGAAAACAGTCTCCGGGATAAATCGTGTGGCTTCATCTATCGCATACTTCTTGCCCTCTACCTTATAGCCAATAGGAATTTGCCCGCCTGTGCTCTGACATTTAAGTGCGCTCTGGTGCATTCCTCTGACGGTCTTTTCTCGAAGGTCGGCACTGTAAAATTCGTTGAAGCTCTCCATGACGTGCATCATCAGGTCGCCTGCGGAGCTGTCTCCGAAGTCCTCCTTGACTGAGAGCAGGCGCACACCGTTACGCTTGAGCTTTCCTCGGTTGTAAGCAGCGTCCTCGGTAGAACGGGCAAAGCGGTCAAGCTTCCACACAAGCACAAGCTCAAAGGTATGCTTTGCACTGTCACTTATCATGCGTTGGAAGTCGGGACGATCATCATTTCTGCCTGTCATAGCTCGGTCGATGTACTCACCGATTACCGTGATATTGTTTGACTTGGCATAGTTGTAACAGTCGTATAACTGTCCTTCAATGGACTGCTCCGTCTGCTTGTCCGATGAATATCGGGCGTATATTACGGCGGTTTTCATATATTTGTTATCACTCCTTGACATTTTCAGGGAGCTATGATACAATAAACTTGTCTAAGGTTGTGATTGTATCACAGCTTCTTCCCCGTTCGGTGTTCCAGCGCCGGGCGGGGATTTTTTATTTCCTACTCTTTCCTCTGGGCTTATATACATAGCCCTTTTCAATCTTTGAATTTATGTCGTTTAACGCAGCATTTAATAATGTTTTATAATCATCAACATTATTCTTATAATATATCGTTTGCTTTTTGCTATTTAAGTAAGCCTTTGCTCTTTCCAAATCATTACGTTTTACAAAAGTGTTTGCAACGCAAACTGAATATGTTGCAAAATCAGGACAAAGAGATTCAGCCTCTCTATACGCATTCTCAGCTTTTTCAAACATATATTCGCCCTCATAGGCTTTTCCAAGATAATGATAAACAGAAGCCCTATTGCTGGATAGCTGATCTACCGAATATCCGCCCATATCAATAACGTCTCTGGGCGTTCCGGACCATGACGCTCCTGCAGCAATATACTTTTCAAGATATTCTATAGCCTGCGGTCTGTATTTTGCCCCTAACCACACATAACAGTGAGAAACAACATACAGGCTTTTAGCATCAATAGGGTTTGGACCGCACAATTCAATGGCTCTTAATAGAACATCTTGGCGACTTTGACAATCGCTAATAATTGCCTTAGCCCTTGTACCTATTGTTCCGCCTATTCCCTGTGATTCAAAGAGCTGTAATGCGATATCTACATTGGTTTCAGGCTTTACCTTTGAAACAAGTTTACTAAAAATACCCATAATGTCACACCCATCTTCATTCCTTTGTCTATTGATTATTTGATATGGCACTACTGTCAAACGGCTCCACAGGCTTCATAATCAGCGAAGCAGTGATATTTGCCCTGCTTTCACATGATAGGCAGAACTGCTGAGGATCCACGGCAGTCAGGTCAGTGTTTTCAAAAACAGACCGCACAAACTTTAACGAGTATATGCAGTCATCTATAATGTTTCCTGTCTTGTCATCTCTGTGCTGAGAATAGCCAGAGGCAACTATCTGCTCTATTGCAGTGCTGACATTGAAAATATTGCTTGAAACGAATACTGCCAGCCCGAAAACGCACAGTATGTATTCCTGCTTTATCTCCTTCTGGGTCTTGCTTTTCTCCTTTACCGTGCCATTTGCAAGCCTTGCTGCTTTTGTGGCGGGAATATCGCTTATCGGTGGAAGATGAAGATCAAGACACATAGTTCTGTTGTCAGCGCAATACTCAAAATCGACCGAAAAATCAACCGTCAATGTAACACTTTCAAGCCACTCCTGCGTTTTTTGCTCTATGTATTCGCTGTCACTGTTCATCAAAGCCCTTATCTCGCTTCGCCTCAGCTCAGCTTCAATCTCGTTCTGTGCATTGGCTTTTTCTGCTTTTATATTCTCGATTCGTTCAAATTCTGTTTTTTCGCTCTCGTACTTTTCAACAGCCTCTGAATATCGGGCATCGGCTCTTGAAGAAACATACTCTTCCAGAGCCTTTTTCTTTTTCCAGAAAGGCACCTTTACATTCTGCTCGGCTTCACGATACAGAACCGTTTCAATATGATCTCTCATCGGCTTGGGCGCAGAAAATTCCGCAGGCTGATATTTTCTTGGCTGGACATGCTCTATTGCAGCATTGCAGTCATCTGCTGAAACGACCTTTGCGGACATACGGTGAATGTTTATCATTTCATCTGTTCCGCTTTGTATCTCTGAGAAAAGAGCGTTCTGCTGATAACGTTTTTCCTCTTTCCGCTGCTCCATTACAGCACGCTTCTTCTCCTTGAATTGCTCGGTACTCTTTATCTTCCGTATAAGAGAATCATCGTATATTTTCTGCCCCATGGAATCAAAAAACTCAACATCACCGTTTTCAAGTATTTTGAAATCATATCGTCCGACAGGCTGGGCAGACCTGCTTCCTGATGAGCCTGAGCGTGAATACAATGTTCCGGCTCTTGATGATGAGCTCTTATGACTGCTTGTAAGCGGAATAGTGCTGCTGTGCGTTTTCCCAAACAAGCCCTTGCTTCTGACTGTCAGACTTGTACCTGTTTTATTAAAATTAAGCCTTACACCCTTGGCGATCTTTATTCCTCTTCTTCGTGCCATGTTATCACGTCCTTATCTAATATACTCATCTGCCGCCAATAGCGGATAATACAGCAATACCCACGACACAAGCTGCAATCACAACGCTTGTGATAAGCTTATTGTCGTTCCACCATTTTTGCACCAGCGACCTAAGTTTGCTGACATTATTGATTATCATATATAATACAAATATGTATATTATAAATTTGATAAACCATGACAAAAAATCTCCGTTCCATGAGAGAGACACGCCTGCGGCAGGCACAGAAATAATCAATACAACAAATAAGATAACCGCAACACTATTGGATGTTCTGAGCCTTGCAGCCGGACGAGGAGGTGTCTGCACATTCATTGATGCTGCATTTCCTGCCGATTTATGGCTGGCTTTTCTCTTTGAACGGCTTTTACCTCCGAAAGATGTTGAAAATGATATTCCTGTTCCGGGAATACGTGAAGTTACTCGCATTTTTCCGGTTGAGCTCAGCCCGACACGAAAGGTCTTTCCGCCCACAGAAGAGCTGAAGCTCTTTTTCCCAAGAGTAAATCTGAACGGTCCTTTTGATTTGCTTTTTCTGAACCTTATTGCCATAATGTCACGTCCTAAGTATTATTTTGTCTATATTATACATCAATGCGAAAACAATGTCAATTATATATAACACAAAGTTATGATTATTTATCTTATGCTACTTAAAAATTTAACAGCCTTGCCGAGAATGCGAATATCATTAAGCTCTTCGTTCACATAAACAAGTGGCTCATATTCAGGGTTTTCAGGGGTAAGTACAAGTTTGTTTTTGTCTGGGTAATAGTAAACTCTTTTCAATGTCGCTTCATTGTCTATTGAGACAGCGGCAATTTGTCCGTTTTCAACAGTTGGCATTGATTTTATAAACACAATATCGCCATCATATATACGAGCATTTATCATACTGTCGCCTTTGCAGATAAGGCAGAAATCAGCATCTATGTCGTCGGAGCACTCAACAAATCCGCTTTCCTCACAATACAGAGGCTGACCGCAGGCAATATCTCCGAGAAGCGGGTATTTCTTTGTTGATCTGATTGGCTGGATATTGTCATATTTATCATAAATTGACGGTTCAACCTCATTGCCCACAAATGCAGCGGGACTTACGTTAAAAATATCAGCCAGCTTCTGTATAGTTGTCCGTTTAAGATTCTGCGTCATACCGCTTTCCCACTTTTGAACAGCTGCTTTTTTTACTCCGACAAGCTCTCCAAGCTGCTCCTGTGTCATACCGCTTTCGGTTCTGAGTGATTTTATATATTTACCAACGTCCATAAGGCGCTCCTCCTATATTTAGTATCTTAAATGTAGCACATATTTAACCTAAAGTCAAGTATCTTTCTGAAAAATCTAAAAAAAAGATACAAAAGTACTTGACAAGCCCGAAATTGTGTGATATAGTAAATGTATCGAAAAAAGATACAGAGGTGATATATAATGAACAAAAACGAACTTATGGCGGCAATGGCTCGCAACGGTGACAGGCAGATTGATCTCGCAAATGCTCTTGGTCTTTCCCGCACAAGGCTCAGTGCAAAGATAAATGAGCGCAATGGTGCTGTATTTAATCAGCCTGAGATGAAAGCCATCCGTGTCAGGTACAAGCTTTCCGATACGGAAGTATGTAAGATTTTTTTGATTTGTAAGTATCTTATTTAGATACTTACAAACTGAGGAGAGCGTAAATCATGCCTAAACTGCACGAGATATTCAAATCTATTATCACAGACAGCGGGCGCACCCAGACATGGGTCATTACACGGGTAAACAGCATCAATCCAAATGTCAACATGACAAAGAACAAGCTCTGCTCCGCACTTAACGGAAAGAGAAAAATCACGGGAGATGAGTTCATTGCCCTGTGTAAGGCGCTGGAAATCAACCCTGATTCCATTGCTGAGATGGTTATCGGCACTAAGGAAAGGAAGTGAGAATGTGAAAGAAAAAAGCATAGTAATCGACACGGTGAACAAAAAGTACACCGCTGACGGAAAGGACATAGCGCCATATTTAAAGAAAGTGGAAGCAGTGATAACACCATATCACCGAGAGCTAAAGCTTACGTATGATAGACCTGAGCTTAACATTCAAGGCATTATGTTCTGTGATGATAGCATCAAAAAGCCTATCATGTGCAGCTGCGGAAATAAAATTTCCGATTACCGCTTTGATTGTGACTGTCTATGTCCGAAATGCAAGCGGCATATCATCGTTTCAGCAGGTCAGATCTTGTGCGATCGATTTGATTGAAAAAATCGGAGAGCTTCTCAGGCATACCTGAAAGCATAGCTTTGTATAAAATTTCTATGGCATCAGGCGTGCGAAGATTTTCAATCAATGAATATCCGTCAGGATAAGCTATATCTTCAATACCCTCTATATCCTCACAGATATACTTGTCAGATGGAATCAATGCACCGCTTCTGAATAAAAAGCGCAAGTGGGCTTTGATAACACCATTCTTATACTTGTATTTTGACATGAGTTCACAAAGCTCGTCAGCACTAATGCGCTGTATATTCCCGCTTTCATCAGGCTGAAGCTCTTTTTCAAGAGTGAGCATGATGTCACGAATGCACTTAAAATCAAGTTTCATTATTAACCGTCCTTTACTGTAAATTACCACCATTATACTTTGTAAGGACAACAAAGTCAAGGAGTTGAAAACATGGAAGAGAAATTCAAAGTCAAAAGAGCGCCAAAGGAAGCGCCTATCGAATTTGCCCAGCTGAGAACTTACCCCGAAGCCGCCAAAATGGTTGAGGAGGTCATGCAGATCACCAACAACACCAAAGCTCAGACTGTTTATGATATGGTCAAATATGCTTATGACCATATGGAAATTATTGAAGAGGAGGAGAACCTGTGTACAAAGTAATCGACACATTTGACGGATTTGAGGACATCATCGGAACGTATGATACGTTTGACGAAGCCAGAGCTGCGGCAAAGGAACGTGCAGAAGATACTGACGGTGAATGTCAGGTCAACATCTTCGCTAAGACAAAGAAAGGCTATAAGGTGATAATATGACTAAGCAGACAGCAAACACAAGACCCGTAAACATCAAGCAGGAGCCTTCTGCTGATGCCCTTGCCGATACTATCGCAAGGCTCATCAGAGCGATGGAACATGGGACAAAAATTCAGAAGGAGGCAGATGCTGAATGAAGATGTACATAGCCAAGTGCTTTTTTGGCAACAAGGTCATCAAATTCCGCACACAGGCGTACAGCACTGAGGGGCTTGAACCTACTGCCAATGCGATTGCAATGACGCTTACAGGGCGCATTCCGGACAGGGTAGAGTTTGACCTTTGCCCCATACAGAGGTGATGATATGCGGATAGCTATTGATGCGCCTGCGGTGCGGTCGCTGTCGGCGAATGAGAAGATGGTTTATCAGATGCTGAAAGAGGGCAAAACCCCGAGAGAAATTGCTAAGAAGCTTCACCTTGCTCTCGGAGATGTGACAGATCTGAAATACAATAGCCACGATGTAATGCCCGATACGGTCGTTAATCTGATAACATCTATTCGTGAAAAAGGGTGGGACATTCCCACAGATAACAAGGAGGATAATGAAATGGCAAGGAAAAGCAGATTTGATGCTGAGGAAAAGCGCAACATCGTTACAGAATATCGTTCGGGCGCTACTATGGCGCAGATAGCCAAAAAGCATGATACGGTCAAGAGCACTGTGTACAGCATTGTGCGTGACTACAACGAGCACGGAGATGCAGCATTTGCACCTATCACCGATGAAGAGCTCGAACGAGCTTACGGCAATGATACCCCATGCTATGAGGTCACAGGTGATACCGACATGAGAGCGTATATGGCTGACAGGATAAAAGAAGAGCCTGCAACGGCGGCAACCGAATCAGGCTCTGAGCAGGAAAATATACCTAACATTCCTGCTGATATTGTAACACCTTCCGAGGAAAATGTCAAGACCATTCCCCTTGCGGTTAGGGAGGCTTGTCAGGATAAGATTGACTATCTTAATGGTGAAATTGCCGCAGAACAGGCGGTTATTGACGAGTGGAAAGCTCAGATAGCTGAGATAAAGAAGTTTCTGGGAGGTGAGACAATATGACTACTCCTATCGAGATAACAAAGAAGCTTGCAAGGGCGGTTGCTTTTAACAAAGCGGACATCAATCGAATAATCGAGGACTATATGCGTGAGCTGCTTATGGATATGGGTCAAAGATACGGCATGACGGAGCTTACACATCATATTGTAGCTGCTGCGTTCAAGATACAGGCGGAGCTGATTTATTCAAGCCTTGACGATGAGGACAAGCAGTATTGCGATGCTATTATCGGCTCGGTAGATAAAGAGCGGTCAGCTGTTCAGAAGGTCAGCATGCCGGCTGAATTTGAAATCAAAGAGGAGGATTGACAGTGAAATACGATGCGAGTATGACACAGTTTCATGGGGACATTGTTGCTGCGATCAAAAGCATGATACACGGCGAGGAAGACAAGGTTGCAGAGCTTGCGGCAGAAATATCACCTGTGCCTTTAAAGGATTACCTCAGAGATAATCACGGTAAGCGCTTTCATGGCAGTAACAGATTTACAGCTATGTCAAGCTGTATGCTTGTTACATTCGATCATGTAATAAACAATAGCGGTGATACAAAGCTTCAGCTTTCGTGGTCAAATGTGACAGCATTTATCAGAAAATTCCCCGCTGAAATTTTTCGGAAAGGCGATGACGAGGAGGTATTTTCCGATAAAAATAAGCTTGAATTGTTCTACAACACCTTTGGCGAAAGTGAGATTGAGTGCCCGTTCTGGCAGACCGGCAAAACCTTACATTATATGCCTTTGGGCGGTATTGATTTTAAATGTGACTACTGCGAGAGCAGCTTTTGTGAATTCGATAAGCTCACAGAATTTCTTGCATCCCATTGCCATAATTACGAAGATTGCCTTTATTATCGTAAACACAAAGACGATAAATCAAATCTCCCCTGCGACAACTGCGGGTATGACGACAACGGCTGCTGCAATTATCCCGACACTCCCGATGATTACTGCGTTATGGGAGATAAAAAAATCCCTGTTGCTCCCGCTCAGACTGATACTACCGCAACATCGTTTGATTATTCCGAGCTTGATTCGGACACAGCAGCAAAGCTTGAAAATGTTACTGCCGAGATTTCCAATGTCAGAAAAGAGTACATATTTACAATGGCAAAAAAGGTTGCATATGCTCACGGCCTGCTTGCAAATTGCGGTAATGGTAAGTTTGGTGCTTGGTGTGAGAGCGTTGGTATCAGCAGAGATACCGGGAACAATCTTGTGAGAATTGCCGAACTGTTCGGCAATTCTACTGTCGAAGAACAGATGAATCTTAACAAGCTTACCGACGGAAATATCAAATTACTTTACGAAGCCGCCCGTCCTTCCGCTCCTGCTGAGCTTGTGGAACAGGTTAAGTCGGGCGACATCACCACCCACAAGGAGTACATAGAGCTGAAAAAGCAGCTGGAAGCTCAGATGCAGCGGTACAGCAAAGCGCTTGACGAAAATCATTCATTACATGACGAAAATCAGTCATTACGCAGGGACAGAGTAAATGCTATGAACCGTGCAGATAATGCGGAACATGAGCTTTCGGACGCTAAGGCGGAGATTAAAAAGCTCAGCAAAGAGTGTGAACGCAATACCGAGCTTGAACAGCGCATAAAATCCCTTGAATCTCAGCCACGTGATGTGGCGGTGCAGGCGGACCCGGAAGCTGAAAGGAAATTCAGCGAGACCCTCCGCAAGTTAAATCTTGACTTTGAGAATTTCCGTGACGAAGCTGACCGTGACCTTGCGGACATGAGAAATCAGCGCAACGCTGCTCTTGACCGTGCAGAGGCGGCAGAGGCTCAGCTGAACGCTCCAAAGGCAGAGAGCAGCATAAAGCCTTTTCTTATCAAGATGACCATGGACGATTTTTCGGCTCTCATAAAAGCTGTGGAAAACGACCCTTATCTGAAACAAATCATACAGAAAGCGCAGGTAATAAGAATATGAAACTTTACGAAATAAGCGGCACATTCAGGGAGCTGTTTGAAAACTATGATGCCATAAGCAGCTTTGAATTTGAAAAGGACGAACAGGGCAGGTGCATTGATGATGAAGGCACGGTCATTCCCGACCCCGATGCTGCCAGAGCGGATATGGTCGAGGCATGGTTCGACACTCTCACAGGCATTGAGGAGGAGTTCGGTGCCAAGGCTGAAAACATTGCGGTGTTCATCAAGAACATTTCCGCAGAGACCGAAGCCATGAGAGCCGAGCGCCAGAAGCTTTCCGCAAGGATAGCCTCCCGTGAAAAACAGGCAGAACGCCTGAAAGAGTATCTTATGAAGTGCATGGACGACATGGGTATAAAGAAGCTCGACACCGTAAAGGCGAACCTTATGCTGAGATACAATGCCGAAAGCGTGGAAGTGGTGAACGACATTGAATTTATCAACTGGGCACAAAGCCATGACCACGATGATCTGCTGAAATATGAGCTGCCTTCCATCAGGAAAACGCCTCTGAAAAAGGAATTGCAGGCGGGCAATGAAAATATCCCGGGCGTTCGGCTGACAAGAAGCAGAAGTCTGATAATCAAGTGAGGTGCTGATAATGAATGATTTTACTTTTGGAGAAGTGACCCGTGAAAAGTCCAAGCTCCGTATGGCTCTGTGCGGAGTTTCAGGCGCAGGCAAGACGCTTTCGGCGCTGTACATAGCCTACGGCATTACAGGCGACTGGAAGAAGGTCGCACTTATCGACACAGAGCACGGCAGGGGAAAATTCTATGCGGACAGGCAGGACTTTAATATTCCCACAGGTAAATATATGTACTGTGAGCTTGAGCCACCGTATTCCCCTGACAGGTACATTTCCGCCGTTAAAACCGCTGCCTCTGTTGTGGGCGAAAACGGTGTTGTCATCATCGACAGCTTCTCCCACGCATGGAACAATGAGGGCGGTGTTCTTGACATCAAGTCGGAAATAGCAAAGACTACCCCGGGGAAAAATGATTATACCGCTTGGGGCGAAGCGGGAAAATATCAGAACAGCCTTGTGAACACGATACTTGCCGTAAACGCCCACACGATCGTTACGCTGCGTGCAAAAATGGCATATGCCATGGAAGTCAACGAAAGAGGCAAGACAGTCCCTGTCAAAATAGGACTTGCCCCTGTTCAGAGAGATGATACCGAATACGAATTCGACATTGTAATGAACATCGGCAGGGATCATATTGCAGTGACTTCCAAGGACACCACGTTCCTTGACGGCTATGCCGATGTAATAACTCCTGAACTGGGCAGTGAGCTGAAGGACTGGCTGGACAAGGGTGTGAATCCTGAGCGCTGCGCTGACTGCGGAAGGATCATCAAGCCTACTGAGACAAGAAGCGTTCAGCAGATAGTGGAGGGCTCTCAGAAATGCTATGGCAGGAAGCTGTGTATGGGCTGCGTTTCAAAGCTTGTAAGGCAGCAGAAGCAGGAGGCGAAGGGCAATGCCGCTGCGTCCGTATCAGGTTGACCTTGAAAACAGGGTGCGGCAGGCTTACAAAGAGGGCTGCCGCTCTCCCTGCATAGTGCTCCCCTGCGGAGGCGGCAAGTCGGTAATAATTGCCGATATCGCAAGGCAGACCACCGCCAAGGGCAACAGGGTGCTGTTTCTCGTTCACCGCCGTGAGCTGTGCGACCAGATACGCAGCACCTTTACATGGTGGGGTGTGAATATGCGGCTGTGCGATATCATGATGGTACAGACTGCCGCCCGCAGGCTTTCAAAGCTCCCACGTCCGCAGCTCATCATCACCGACGAAAACCATCACTGCCTTGCAAACACCTACCGCAAGATATACGAATATTTCCCCGAATGCCGCCGTGTGGGCGTGACTGCAACTCCCGTAAGGCTCAACGGCGACGGTCTGGGAGATGTGAACGACAGGCTGATAATAGGCGTTTCGGCAAAATGGCTCATAGAAAATCACTGCCTTGCACCCTATGATTATTATGCGCCGTCTCTGGTTGACCTGTCAGAGGTGAAGATGAACAGGGGTGAATTTGAGACATCTTCCGTTGAAAAGCTCATGCTGAAAAAGGCTGTTTTCGGAAATGTCATTGAGTATTACAAGAAGCTTGCGGGCGGCAGGCAGGCAATATGCTACTGCACATCTATCCGTCATTCTATCGAGACGGCAGCAGCGTTCCGTGCGGCAGGCATTGAGGCGGAGCACATTGACGGCGGCACTCCACGGGCTGAGCGTGATGAGATAGTCAGGAAATTCAAGGAGGGCGCTCTGGATATCCTCTGCAACGTTGACCTGATATCCGAGGGCTTTGACGTGCCTGACTGCGAATGCGCTATCCTGCTGCGCCCCACACAATCACTTACGCTGTATATCCAGCAGGCCATGAGGTGCATGAGATACCGTCCCGATAAGCGTGCGGTGATAATCGACCACGTGGGAAATTACGCCCGTCACGGTCTGCCTGACGATGACAGGGAATGGACCCTGGATAAAAAGCCAAAACGCAAAAAGGGAGAAAAAAGCCAGCCTGTCGAAAACGCTGTTACCCAGTGCCCCGAATGCTTTCTCACCTTTCACACAAGGGACGAAAGCGGAGAGGTCGTGAAGAGCTGTCCCTACTGCGGAGCGGAGCTGCCCGTCAAAGAACGCAAGGAGATAAAGCAGGAGGAAGCCGTGCTTGAAAAGATAGAGGGCTTCCGCATAGATTACTCCGACCCTGACAGCTGCAAAAGCTACAAGGAGCTGCTGCTTTATGCCAAAAAGCACGGCTACAAGCCCGGCTGGGCATATTATCAGGCAAAGAAAAGAGGGCTGCTGATTGACGGAGCATGAGATACAGAATGAGATACGTGCCGCCCTGTCCCCGTATGCAGTGATGTTCCGCTGCAATGTGGGCTGCGGATATACCCGGGACGGCAGATTTTTCAGCACAGGTCTTCCGCAGGGCTTTTCGGACTTATTCGGCGTGCGCAGCTCCGACGGGAAAGCAATATTCATCGAGGTAAAAAGGTCCGATGGCAGGGCATCGGAGGAACAAAAAAAATTCCTGAAAGCGATGAGAAATAACGGGGCGATAGCAGGAATATGTCACAGTGGAGAGGAAGCAATCAAACTTGTATTGGAGGAATATAAATGAATTTTACAACAAACTACGATAATGTGGGAACAGGCTCAGACCTTATTCCCGAGGGCGAATATGAGTGCGTTGTCAGAACAGCCGCACTTAATTCCACAGGTAAAGGTACGCCCTATTTTGATGTACGACTTGTTATCAGGAATGATGTTTCTCAGAAATTCTCAAACAGGTACATCTTTCATTCTTTGTGGAAGAAAAAGGAGCCTTCCGAGGCTGATATGCAGGTGGACGGATTTTCTTTTGCGCAGATAATGGCACTTGCCAAGGCTGCACAGCTCCCTGCCGGAAAGTCATATGCAGGGCTTAACGAAATGGGTAAAGACCTTATCGGCCAGCCTGTCCGTGTGACCATTGAGCACAGCACAAATCCAAATAACGGTCAGACAAATGAGCGTGTGAAGTATGTCAACGAATCAAAATATCCCGACTGCAGACACGTTTACAAGGAAGCTGCTCCCGCCGCAGGCAGTCAGACCTATGCCCAGAAGCCGCAGGCGCAGTTTGCATCGGCAGCTGTTCCCACCGCTGTCACAGCGGCAGATCTGAGCGATTTCGAGGAGGTCATAAGCGACAGTGACCTTCCGTTCTGAAAAGAGGTGAGGGGGAATGTATGAATACATACCCGAAGAAATAAAAGCACTTAAAAACTGGGTATGCTGGAAGGCTGTCCCCGACCCGAAGCCCGACCGCCCCGACCATATCAGCAAGATACCCATAAACCCCTATACAGGCGGACAGGCCCAGAGCAACAATCCCGAGACATGGAGCGATTTCAGCACGGCTGTTGAACGCTCCCGTCAGTTTTCGGGAATAGGATTTATCTTCAACAATTCCGGATATTTCGGCGTTGACCTTGACGGCAAGACAGATGCACTGAAAGCCTTTGAGGGCGGCGATGACAACAACATCATCGGCGAATTTATCCACACACTGCAGTCATACACGGAAAAGTCCCAGTCAGGCACAGGCATTCACATCATCTGCAAAGGCTCTCTTCCCAAAGGCGGCAGACGTTCGGACAAAAACGGCGTTGAGATGTATGAAAGCGGCCGCTTCTTTGTGATGACGGGAAACATCTGCGCCGAATATGCGGAGATAACCGACGGCACCGAGGCAATAAAGGGGCTGCATGAAAAATACATCGGCGGCGGACGTGAGCCGCAGCAGAAGCCTGCTGTATCTCCTGTCCCCTGCTCCCTGTCGGTGTCAGAGGCTCTTGATGCCGCACGCCGTTCAAAGCAGGGCACTATGTTCTCAGACCTTTACGCAGGACGCTTTGAGAATTATTTCAAATCTCAGTCGGAGGCTGACCTGTCGCTGTGCAATATGCTTTCGTTCTGGCTGGGTGCGGATCCCGACAAGATAGACGAGGCTTTCCGTGCATCGGGGCTGTATCGTGACAAATGGGACCGCAGGCAGTCAGGCAGCACCTACGGCCGCATTACCATAAAAAAAGCTGTTGACAGCACCCGTGAGGTATATAACCCCAAGGGCGGCTCGGAAAGCTATTCCATATCTATAAACGGCAGCTCCGAAAAGCCTGCACTGCACACCATGGACGACATGGGAAATGCCCTGCGGATAATGGATAAATTCGGCGAGAAGATACGCTACAATCACGTTGAGCGCAGGTGGATGTATTACGATGAGCGCCGATGGTGCTATGATGATACGGGTACCATTTACCGCATCGCTGACAGTGCCATTGATGACATGAAAAAGGAGTACGCCTATTATCTTTCGGAAAACGGTGCAGAGGACGATATCACCAAGGCGTTTGAAAAGCACATGAAAGCGTCACGCAGCCGTAAGTCCAAGAAAAATATGGTGGAGGAGCTTCAGCATCATGTGCCCATACTGCCGTCATCTCTTGACAGATACAAGACAATCGTCAATGCCCCCAACGGCATGATAGACCTGAAAACAGGCGAGCTGCTGCCCCATGACCCGCAGAAATATATCACAAAAATACTTTCGGCAGAATACACCGACCATGCGGACTGTCCACAGTGGCAGTCGTTTCTCAGCGATATTTTCAACGGCGACAGGGAGCTTATACGCTACGTCCAGAAGGCTGTGGGCTACTGCCTCACAGGCAGCACGGCCGAGCAGTGCGTGTTCTTCCTCTACGGCACGGGCAGGAACGGCAAATCAACTTTCCTTGAAGTGCTGCGTGATGTTTTCGGCGGGTATATCACAAACATCCAGCCCGAGACCATCATGGTCAGGAGCAGCGGAAACGGCAATGCAAGCAGTGATATCGCACGTCTTAAAGGTGCACGGCTGGTAACATCAGTGGAGCCTAACGAGGGCATGCGGATAAACGAGGGGCTTCTCAAACAGCTCACAGGTGATGATGTGGTCACTGCCCGTAAGCTTTATTCGGACGAGTTTGAGTTCAAGCCGGAGTTCAAGCTCTGGATGGCGACCAACCACAAGCCTATCATACGAGGCACCGACACGGGCATCTGGAGGCGTATCCATCTGATACCCTTCACCGTGCAGATACCTCCCGAAAAGGTTGACCGCAGGCTGCCATTCAAGCTGAGGTCAGAGCTTCCCGCAATACTCAGGTGGTGCGTGGACGGCTGCCTTCTGTGGCAGAGAGAGGGGCTGGGAATGCCTGCGGCTGTACTGAACTCCGTTAACGAGTATCGCCGTGAAATGGACGTGATATCAACGTTCATCGACGCACGCTGCGTTGTGGCCGAGGGCGAGAGCATAAGCGCCAACAAGCTTTTTGCCGTCTATTCCCAATGGTGCGAGGAGTTCTGCGAGTATCGCATGAGCAGCACAAAGTTCGGCGTTGAGATGTCAAAGAGATTTCCGAAGCTGCGCACCAGTGCAGGGCAAATTTACCGTGGCATTGCACTGAGTGATGTACCCCAAAGCAGATTTACGGTAAATTATTAGCGTTCAGTGTAGGGTATGTAGGGTTTACCCCTAAAATAAAAAAGTATTTTATAAATAATATATAATATATAAAAAGGTATTGAAATACGCCTCAAACTATACATACCCTACACTACCATACATCAAATTCAAAGGAGTGATCGCCTGTGACCGAGCAGGAAATAAAGAAACTTGAACATCAGGCATACGACGGCAGCATTAACATCGACCCTCTTCCCGCTCCCGAGTACAGATACTTTGACCGTCTGCGCAGGTTGTATGAGAAATATAAGTTTGACAAAATGCCCCGGGAATTTGCCGAACGCATGAAGCGGATAGCGTACTCGGAATATATGCAGGACATTGAAGAGCACAAGAGGTACACTTCGATGTATGCACAGTATCAGTACAACATTAAGCAGGCGGATAAGCTTAAAATCGAGGCTGAAAAGGCTGACACGATATATCACATTGCCTGCTGCACTGCTGATATTGTTGGAATGCTGACGGGTGATGAGGGATATGGGAAAAGGATAAGGGAGAAGATCGGAGGAATGGATAAATGCTGACATGCGAGCACTGCATACACAAAAATGTCTGCATTGACGGGGCAAATTACAAGAACGCCGAGGCTTGCAGGAATTTTATCAATGAAAATGATGTTGCACCCGTGAAGCACGGGCATTGGAATGTGGGATATTTTCACGATAGAGTTTGCAGTTGTTGCACACATCCAAGTAACGACCTTGGAAATTATCCATATAAATTCTGTCCTCACTGCGGGGCAAAGATGGACGGATAAATGGGGGCGATAATATGCGCATTATGATTCCAAAGGTCAAATGCAGTAAGTGTTCAAAAAAGATGTATATCAATAACGTGCCGAGGGCATATCCTTCGGGTAACGGCGGCGAAATGATTTACATCTGCGAGCAGTGTAATAATGAAAATAAATCGGACAGAAACAAGGAGGTAAATTCCCGTGGGAACTGATGAAATTTTACAGCATCTCGGCGACCTGAAAGCTGAGGCTGAGGGACATTATACCGATGACGGCGACGATGAAATATTCCACCAGGACGCAGAAGCGCTGCAGGCTGCGGCTGAGGCAGTCAAGCAGAATAAAATCATTGCTGATGCTATAAGCAGTGAGATTGCGATCTGCAATCATGAAATCCGCAAGGTGGATATCGAAAAGGCGAAGGCTGAGGAACGCAGAATGAATTACGGTGACCGAAGGACAATGCTTATGGAGTTGCTCAGAACGATAAAAGGCGGTGAAGAATGATGTTTCTCGGCGGATTTCTGATAGGTTTTATCATCGGTATAACGGTAATTGCGGCTATTGCGTGTATCGTGGCTGCGGGAGATTCAGAAAAAATTGATAACAAAAAATAACAGGAGGGCTGACAATGGCTGATATTAAAATTGGCGACAGGGTTATTATGAATAATAAATATCTTGTAAGCGAAAAAGACAAAGGCAAAATTTGGACAGTACGTTCAAATCCGTGGAATTGTTGCGGAACAATCGTTGTACTACTTGAGGGAAAGTCTGGCGGGTATGCGATTGACGGTTTAAATATTATAGAAGGAAAGGAGAATAACAATGGCTGAAAAAGAATACATAGAGCGTGAAGCTGTTATGAAAATAATTGATGATTACGGCTGTACGCACGGCGGTACACTCGGTTCTCACAGCGGCGCTGTTGATGTTGTTGGTAGCGCTATATACAAACTTCCTGCCGCAGACGTTGTGCCTGAAAAGCACGGGCATTGGGAATACGATAAGCACTTTCGCTTTGCAAGATGTAGTGAATGTGAAGCAGAGTTTTATATTTGCGACCTTGAAGAAATAAGCGGAGGTAATTTGGTAAAATACTGCCCCACCTGCGGAGCTAAAATGGACGGAGGTGAAAATTCGTGAAATCCAGATTACCAGTCACACCAGCACTGACCAGCCACGCTAAGAAAGTCCTGAAGCAAGAAATCAGGTCGGAGATGCTGGCATATTATGACAGATTTTCCGAGGAAGTTGATTCGCTGTATCTTCTCAGCATTGCGAGATTTTTTCACCCATCACGCAAGAAGCTGAAAGAGTTCTGGCGGTTCACACATGATCTGCACGTTGATTTTCGCAATCGCTATGAATTGCCGAAAGAGGACGATGAGTGGCTGTTTAAGTTTAAATTAAAGGACGAGTTCGGTGTGGATATCGAAGAGCTGTACCGTGAAGCTGACAAGTGGGCAGAGGAGGAGAGCAATGACAACACAGGAAGCAAAAGCGTACCTTAACCAAGCCCGAGAAGCGGAAAGAGCGTACAGGCTGGCGAGAGACAAGGCAAATTCTTACGCTCAGCTGATTATGGGAGGCAAAGTCGTCAGATACGACAGCGACGGTAGCACACACGAGAAGAACGGCAATACCGTAGAACGCACATACTGCCGTCTCGCTGATTATCAGGCAGAGGCGGACAGGCTGATGATGGAAATGCTTGGGGTGCGTCAGCGTGTAGAAAAAATTATCGGCACTGTGCCTGATGCAGTGCAGCGTGAGGTCTTGACCCGCAGATACATAATTGGGCAGAGGTGGGAAGATATCGCAGTCGTGATGAATTATTCCCGACAGCATATCACCCGACTGCACGGATATGCTCTGCAAAACATGTGCTTGAATGTTACATTTTCTCTGTGATATAATTATAATCAGCAAAGAATACAACGAAGCTCAGCCGAGGGCGGCAGCCTTAGTTTTCGCTTGTCGGCGGGCTTCCTTTGCTGACAAAAAACTTATGCGTCCTTCGGGGCGCTTTTTTATACTCCAAGCCAAGCAGGTGGTGACCCGTGAATGAAAAAAATCTAATATCAAATTCCGAACGAACTCCGAGTGAACTCCGAGAAATCACTCAAAAAGGCGGCAAAGCCTCGGGGGCTGCAAGGCGGAAAAAGCGTGATATGAAAAAATGTATGGAGCTGCTGTTGTCGCTGCCTGCTTCTCAGGTGGCGGACTACCAGCTCCTTTCTGATATGGGCGTGAACTTCGATGAGCTGGACGAACAAGACGTGAACAATATGCTTGCGGTCAATGCGGCGCTGCTCAAACAGGCTAAAATGGGCGATGTGGCTGCGGTAAAGGAGCTGCGGAGCATTATCCGTGACGACGATATGATGCGGCACAGGATCAGGTACGACAACGCCCACCTTAAGCTTGACCGTGAAAGGTACTTCCCATCGGCGGACGATCGGGAGGGCTTTTCTTACGGCGGCATTCCCGCAAGCATGGTGGCTCCTGCCTTTTCATCGGTGCTGTTTGACATTGCCGAGGGCGAACACTCCGAATATGTTTTCCCGGGCGGAAGAGGCTCTACCAAGTCCTCGTTCATATCGCTGGCGGTCATCGACCTGCTGGAGAAAAACGAGGATATGCACGCCTGCATTCTCCGCCAGGTGGGCAACACACTGAAAGATTCGGTGTATAATCAGATGCTGTGGGCGATATCTTCTCTCGGTCTTGACGATGAATATGCTGCCACAAAGTCGCCGCTGGAGATAACCAAAACAAAGACGGGGCAGAAGATATACTTCCGAGGGGCGGACGATGAGAACAAGATCAAGTCCATAAAAGTTCCCTTCGGGTTCATCGGCATTCTGTGGTTTGAGGAGCTTGACCAGTTCTCGGGTCCCGAGGCTGTCCGAAAGATAGAACAGTCGGTCATCAGAGGCGGAGACAGGGCGTACAAGTTCAAGTCCTTCAATCCCCCGAAATCGGCTCAGAACTGGGCAAACAAGTACATCAAAGCGCCGAGGGCGGACAGGCTCGTTACCGAAAGCAATTATCTGACGGTGCCGAAAAAGTGGCTGGGCAAGCCATTCCTCGATGATGCGGAATATCTGAAAGAGACCAATCCCACGGCGTATGAAAACGAATATCTGGGCGCTGCCAACGGCACGGGCGGAAACGTGTTCGACAATGTGGTCACACGCAAGGTCACTGACGAGGACATCAAGACCTTTGGAACGATTCTTCACGGCGTTGACTGGGGCTGGTATCCTGATCCCTTTGCGTATGTCAGGTGCGCTTATCTGGCGGCGCAGCACACGCTCATCATTTACGATGAATACAGGTGCAACAAAAAGGGCAATGCGGAGACTGCTGCCGAGCTGAAAAAACGTGGCGTAACGGCAAACGATATGCTAATGTGCGACAGTGCGGAGCAGAAGTCTGTTGCGGATTACCGCTCCTTTGGTCTGCTTGCCAGGGCGGCTGAAAAAGGACCCGGGTCGGTGGATTATTCCATGAAGTGGCTGCAGTCCCTACGTGAAATAGTCATTGACAACGAACGCTGCCCCGAGACTGCGGCGGAATTTCTGGAATATGAATACGAGCGCAGCAAGGACGGCGAGATCATATCGGGATATCCCGACAGGAACAATCACAGCATTGACGCTGTGCGGTACGCCACATCGCAGATTTGGAGGAGAAGCGGAAAATGAGCATTTTATCTTGGCTGAAAGGAGCGATATGCAAATTGTTTGACACTAATGAGCTGGCTGCGAAAATGCAGACCCTGCCTGCTGACAAGGACATGACCGAGGCGGTAAGGCTGTGGGCGGAATGCTACCGCTGCACGCCGCCATGGGCTGTGGCTGACAGCAATGTGCGCTGCCTTAATCTCCCCTACTCTGTGGCCCATGAAATGGCAAGGCTGGTCACGCTGGAGCTTAACTCGGAGCTGACTGGCTCGCCGAGGGCGGATCATCTTTCCGATGCGTACAGTCATGCGGTGGCGCTGTCTCCCGTGTGGGTGGAATATGCCTGCGCTCTGGGCGGGGTATTTCTCAAGCCCTATGTATCGGGCGGGAAGATATACACCGACATCATTCAGGCGGACGCTGCGGCGGTATCGGGCTATGACGGCGACAACATCACCGAATGCGTTTTCGCTGACAGGATAGTCCGCAAAGGTAGGTATTTCACCCGCCTTGAAAAGCACTCCCTTTCGGGTACGAATTACACAGTGGTGAACAAGGCGTATGTGTCCGACAGCTCGGCTCAGATAGGGCGGGAGATAGCTCTCGGGGCGGTTGCGGAATGGGCGGACATTGCTCCGTCGGCAACGTTCTCTGGGATAAAGCGGCCGCTGTTTGTATATATGAAAATGCCCGGGGCGAACATCATTGACAGGCGTTCCCCGCTGGGGGTTTCGGTGTTCAATGCGGCGATCTCCACCATTGAAGAGGCGGATATGCAGTTCACAAGAGGCATATGGGAATTTGAAGGCTCGGAGCTGGCGGTATATGCCGATGTGACGGCGGTACAGCGTGGCAATGACGGCACGGAGACGGCTCCCAAATTCAACAGGCGGCTGATAAAGACGCTGGACTTTAACCAAGACCAGGCGTTCAACATTTTCTCGCCTCAGATACGTGAAGAGGCTCAGAGGAACGGGCTCAACAATCTTCTTCGGCAGATAGAACGGCAGTGCGGACTTGCTTTCGGCACCCTCTCCGAGGTGCAGGACACGGACAAGACTGCCACCGAGATAAAGGCTTCCAAGCAGCGGTCATATGCCACGGTATCAGCCATTCAGGCGAACGTCAGAAAGGCTCTCACAGAGTTTGTACAGGTACTTGATATGCTCTGCGACATTCACGAACTTGCTCCCAGAGGGGCGTGCGAGCAGTCATTCGACTTTGACGACAGCCTTGTTACCGACAGCGAGACCGAGCAGAAGATATGGCTCCAGGAAGTCTCTGCGGGGCTTATGTCTCCCGTGGAATACCGCATGAAGCGCTACGGCGAGACGGAGGAGCAGGCGGCGGCAATGCTCCCCGAGAGCTTTGAATAATGCTTACTCCCGACTATTTGCAGGGTGCGCCTGCGGAGCTGGAGGAGCTTTTTCTCAGGCTCGAGGAGGATATCATCGCCGACATATGCCGCAGGATAGCAAAGGCGGGATATCTTACCGACAGCGCAGAGCATCAGGTGCTGCGGCTTCGTGAGCTGGGTGCGGGAACGGAGTACATCAAGCAGAAGATATCCGAATATTCGGAGCTTTCCGATGAGGCTGTTGACCGATTATTCTTTGACGCTGCCCAGACTTCCGACGAGTTTTATAAAAAAGCATATGCACAGGCGAACGTCGGCTACACGCCTTATGAATACAATGACTTCTTTCAGCAGGCGGTAACTGCCAGCGTGAACCAGACCAAGGGAGAATTGCGAAACTTTACGCAATCCATGGGATTTTCCTACCGTGGCTCAAACGGTCAGGTGCGGTTTCACGATGCGGCTGAGGCCTACAGGGACTGCCTCGACTATGCGTATATGCAGGTGATGACGGGTGCTGTAGATCACAACACGGCGGTCAGGAACGCCACGAGGCGGCTCACAGAGGGCGGTTTGCAGTTTGTGGATTATGCTTCGGGGGTAAGGTGTCACGCTGATGTGGCTGCCCGCAGGGCTGTTCTTACGGGGCTTTCGCAAATGACGGGCAAGGTCTCGGAACACAATGCGGCGGAGCTTGACACGGACATTGTGGAGGTCGATGCTCACGCAGGTGCAAGACCCGACCACGCCCAGTGGCAGGGCAAGTGGTATTCCCTTTCGGGGAAATCAAAGAAATATCCCTCTCTAAAGGCTGTGACGGGCTACGGCACGGTGACAGGTCTTAAAGGCGCCAACTGCCGACATGACTTTTACCCTGTTATAGAGGGCATTTCCGAACCAAGTTATACGGAAGAGGAGCTTAAAAACATCGACCCGCCGCCCTTTGAATACAACGGCAAGACCTACACCTATTACGAGGCGACCCAGCGTCAGAGGGCTATGGAACGCTCCATGCGCAAGACCAAGCGAGAGATACTTGCGGCTGATGCCACGGACGATAAGGACAGGTTCACGGAAAAGTCGGTGCTTCTCAGGAGGCAGAAAGAGGAGTACGGAAGATTTTCCAAGGCTGCGGGGCTTTCTTTGAGGAACGAGAGGGCGCAGGTCGGGGGATTTGGTCACAGTCAGGCGGGCAGAAGTGCAGCCGAATACAAAAAATGTTGACTTTAGGCAATGGAGATGCTACAATAGGCTTAAAGGTCAACAGCTTCCGAAATGCTCTTGCAAGCGGCAGTGTCAATACTTCCGTGGATACCAAAAATCAGTCCAAGCACGTAAACGGCAAGGTTTGGAAAAATCAGGTCAAGCAAGCTGTGCAGTCAGGCGGAAAAGTAACCCCCAGAAGCATACTTGCAAAGGGTCTTGACCCGCAGGATTTAATAAACAGGTATGCGGGAACGGGTGATCATTATGAATTCCGAGGCAATAACAAGTATCCCGATGAGTTTATTACTTTGCCATTTGAAGCCGGTCGTACTTACAATAAAAAAACAGGTAAATATGAGGCTACTAACAGAGTTCAGATCAAATATGATGAAAACAAAGGTGCGCACATTTTTCCTGTTTTAATGAGGTGATAATCAAGTGATAAGTTTTGAAAAATGGAGTAAAGCAGTTGATGATGCCGATGCTTTTTATAAAAAAAAGAAGGTCAGAGTGACCACAACTGACGGAACTGTATATGAGGGGATCTGTATGGGATATCACGAAGACGAGGATTCAAATGAAGTTGCCTGCTGGGCAATAGGTGTTGGAGGATATAAATTTCTGCAAGAAGATGTTGAAGAAATCGAATTTATCGACTGATCACCTTACACAAGTAGGGTGATTTTTTATACTCACATAAGCGTTTTGCAGTTGACTGCAAGGCGCATTTTTTATGCCAATCACGTTTTGTTGGCTCCAACAAAACATAACCCCCTCGAAATCAAGGGGGGTTAAACATTTTATATTAGGGAGGAAAAAACATGACCAAGGAATTTCTTACAAAGCTCGGAGTATCAGAGGAAAACGCAGCTCAGATACTTGCCGAAAACAAGAAGGACTGCGACGGAGTTTCCGCAAAGTTCGGGGACTATGAGGACGTGAAAAGTCAGCTCAGCGCCGCCAACAAGCAGATAGAGGAGTTCGGCAAGCTGGACTATGAGGGGCTTAAAAAGACTGCCGACGACTACAAGGAAAAGCTGGCGGCGGCGCAGAAGGAAAGTGCCGCAAAGCTGGAAAAGATGCAGTTTGACCACATTCTGGAGGGCAAGCTCTCAGAGCGCAAGCCCAGAAACGCTGTTGCCGTAAAGGCGCTGCTCAACATGGACGGCTTGAAGCTCTCAAACGGCGAGATAGTCGGTCTCACGGAGCAGCTGGACAAGATCGCCAAGGAAAACGACTTCCTTTTCGAGAGCAGCGAGCCTGTGCCTAAGTACATGGGCCCCACAGGCGGCGGTTCGGGCGGTCAGGCGGACGACAGCGCCGCAAGGGCTGTTATGGGGCTTCCCCCTCTCACGAAGTGAGAACTCACAAAGTAAGGAGGACGGCATGAACAAAGCAAGAGATGAGCCTTGTTTATCTTTGATTTAAGATGAACGAGGCTATTTTTATACACTAAAAGGAGGAATTTACATGGCAAATGCTATTGCACTTTTCAAGAAGTACATTGACCTGCTGGACGATGTTTACAAGGCTGCTTCCTGCTCTTCCGTGCTGGATATGGACGGCTCCCTTGTGCAGGCAGGCGCAAACGCAAACGAGATCATTATCCCCAAGATAAGCATGGACGGTCTGGCTGACTACTCCCGCAACGGCGGCTATGTTCAGGGCAATGTGGAGATCACCAACGAGACCGTGAAGTTCAACTACGACAGAGGACGCAAGTTCAGCGTTGACGCTATGGACAACGAGGAGACTGCGGGTCTGGCGTTCGGCAAGCTGGCAAGCGAATTTATCCGCACCAAGGCTGTTCCCGAAATGGACGCTGTGCGCTTTGCCTCTTACGCTGCCATCAACGGAATCGGTTCAAAGACTGAGACCATCAGCGGTGCTGAGGCGTTCATGGATTCGGTAAGAGAGGGCGTGAACGTACTGGACGAGGCGGAAGTCCCTGCGGACGGCAGATATCTTTTTGTTACCCCCACCCTTTACAATGCGGCTCAGAGCCTTTACAGCTACGTTTCCAAATCTGTACTTGAGGGCTTTGCGGGCATTATCAAGGTACCTCAGTCACGCTTCTGGACTGCTGTTTCCCTGCTCAACGGCACATCTTCCGGCGAGGAGATAGGCGGCTTCAAGAAAGCCGAGGCGGTGTATGAGGTGACAACCGCTCAGCCCGATGACTGGAGCACAAACTACAAGGATTATTACACCGTTTCCGACGGCGTTTACTCCCCTGTTACGGGCAACAGCGCTCCTTCATGGACTGCAAGCAAGTACTACAAGCAGACCTCCGCAGGCGGTGCGCCTATCAACTTTATGATAGTTCACAAGCCTGCTGTTATCCAGTTTGGCAAGCATACTGTAAGCAAGGTCATCTCCCCCGACGCTAACCCCGATGCGGACGCATACATCTTCTCCTACCGTGCTTACGGTCTCACCGACGCCTACGAAAACAAGGCTGCGGGCATTTACTGCTCTCACGCCTGATTGTCGGCAAAGGAGCTGAGAATGGCATACGCTGATTACAAGTTTTACAGCGAGGTTTTTCACGGCACCATGAGCGAGGCGGACTTTGCAAGATTTGCGGAGCCTGCCTCTGCTTATATTGACGCTGTTACATTCGACAGGATAACTCCCGAGCTTCTGGCGGACGAAAACATTGGCGGCAAGATACGCCGTGCCTGCTGCGCCTGCGCTGATGATATGTATTCATTCGGCAGGGCGGCAGATGTGAAGTCCGAGACCGTAGGCAGCTATTCCGTGACCTACGGTGACAGGTCTCAGGCGGAAGTATCTTCGGCGGGGTACAATGCGGTGAAGATATATCTGGGGAATGTTTATGCAGGCGGCGTGAAGCTGATGTTCAGGGGGTGTGGGTGATGATAACCAACGGCATATGCACCGTTTTCAGGACGGCGGGAAAGACCGTCTTAAAGGCAGGCACATTCCCCTGCATGTGGCAGGAGGTCAGAGCCTATGAAGTGCAAAAATACGGCGAGGAAAACGCCGACACTGCCAAGGTATTTATCCCCGACATCGCTGCCGATATCCGAAAAGGCGACTACATATTTTTCGGGGAAATGAGTGACCCCACCGACAAGGAGCTGTACAGCGGCCTGCACGTACACAGCATAACGGTGAACAACTTCGGGTCCCGAAATATGCGGCACATAATGCTGGGAGTAAGATAGGAGTGATAAGATGATAGTTTTCAAGCCCATGAGCGCTGAACAGATCTGCATAAATCACAAGCTGGCACAGGGCGGGTCTGTACAGAAATTCATAGACAGCGAATGCCTGAGGCGCTGCGACAGGTACACCCCCAAGGACACAGGCGAGCTTATCCGCTCAGGCATAAGAGGCACGGTGATAGGCTCAGGTGAGCTTGTTTATACCGCTCCATATGCCCGAAAGAATTACTACAGCAACAGCGGCCACGGTGCAGGCGGCACCGCAAGAGGCGGTCTGAGAGGACGGCTGTGGTTCAAGAGAATGAAAGCAGCTCACGTTCACACTATCCTTGCAGGGGCTGCTCAGATAGCGGGGTGCAGATATCGTGGCTGATTCCGTTATTGAATCCCTGTGGGACTTCCTCTGCGGCTGCCCTTTGCTGGCGGATTACACCATGCAGGTGAATTTCCGCAGCGATGACATCGACTGTGCGGGAATTGTGGAGGACAGCACCGAGGTATTGCAGACATATCTCTGCGGCAGCGAGCTTAAAGCCATGCACGCCTCTCTCTTCCTGGGCAGCCTGTCGGACGATGACCTGCGCAGGATACAGACCAGCGCTTTTCTTGACGATCTGCGCAGGTGGTTTTTGAACGTGCAGGAGCTTCCCGCTCTCCCCGAATACCGCACGGCTCAGGATATACGCATGGACGGAGCTGTACCTTTTGAGTACGAAAAGGACGGTAAGAAATGCACCTATCAGATGAGCATAACTCTTGAATACATTGAAGAAAGGAATGTTTGTTAATGTCAAATACGATAGTTAAAAGGACCCAGCTGGAACATTACATGGACGTAAGCTCCAGTGAAACGCCTCAGTGGGCAAGAATGGGTGACGGCTGGTCAAAGTTCGATGACGCAACTTCCGCTCAGACGGAAAGCACCAAGTACATCAACATGGATACCGAAAGCACCGACACCACAAGCTACAAGACCGCATACAACTTTGAGTGCGACCTTATGTATTCCGACCCCACCATCAAAAAGGTGTATGAGATATACAAAAACCGCAAGGTGCTGGGCGACTGCCTTGTAAAGATACTGACGGTGGAAAAGTTCAACGCTGTTTCGGGCGGCGGTTATGTGTCCCGCATGGAGACCTGTGCGGTCGCTCCCTCAGGCACTTCCGAAAACAACAATAAGATGAGGCTTTCGGGTGCGTTCAACGGTCTGGGCGACCCTGTTATCGGCAAGTTTGCTCCTGCCACATCGGGCGGCGGCGGAACATTTACTGCGGATACTGCCGAAGCTGCTTCTGCCAATTCCGAAAGCAAAGCTGTAAATACGGAGGAATAACATGGAATTTAACTACGAAAGGAACCCCACTGCCGTTACCATATACGGCAAAAGCGTTGAGATACCCACAAAGACTGCATATTTCGTGCAGGAGACAAGGCGCATTGCAGCCGAGATAGTCAAGGCTCCCGATGCGGTAACGGCGGCAGAGGCTACGCTGGAGGGCATAAGGCTTTATCTGGGCGATGAGTTCGTAAATGAGCATTTCGGCGATGACGCAGGCGTGACCGATGCAGGCAGTCTTGACACCGATGAGATAGGTGCGCTGTGGGTATTCCTGAACCGTGCTTCCGCAAAGGTGACGGAAGAGGTGCTGAAAAAGTATGCTCCCGCAGAGACTTCCCACTGAATACACTGAGGTGACGGACGGCGGCGTGACAGAGCTGCCGCTCCGCACCGATTTTATCTGCTGGATGAGATTTGAGGAGCTTATAACCGACTGCCGCATTCCCGAGGACAGACTGGTCATAACTGCCCTGAGGCTCATTTTTCCCGTAATGCCCCGTGACCTTTCACGGGCTGCGATGTTTATGCTGTGGTTCTACCGATGCGGAGAGCCGCCCAAGGAAACGAGCGAGAGTGGTACAATGCTTTCAAGCCGCAGAGCTTACAGCTTTGACGCAGACTTTCCCATGATAGCTGCTGCATTTTATGAAAAATACGGCATTGACCTATGGGAGACAAAAATGCACTGGTGGAAGTTCCGTGGGCTGTTCATGGGGCTGCATGACTGCCGATTCACTGACATATGCGGCTGGCGGACGGCTGACATCTCGGACGATATGCCCGACTACAGGCGGGAGTTCCTTGAAAAAATGCAGCAGGTCTATGCGCTTCCCGTTTCAGCCAACGAGCTGAGAATGATAGAGGCGGCAAGAAGATTTCTTGATTCATAAGGAGGTGAGGGATATTGAATGACGGCGACCTTATTTTTAACACACGGATAGACACCGACGGCGTGACTGACGGGCTGCGGCGCACGGAAAGGGAGACAGAAAAGCTTTCGGGCACGGCTCAGACAGCCCTCGGAAATCTTGCGGCGAATGCTGCCAGAGATATTGCAAATGCGGTGAAAAGTGCGTTCAAGACGGCTGCGGAATACGTGGTAGAGACAGGCTCCTCCTTTGAAGCTTCCATGTCCCAGGTGGCGGCTACCATGGGCATTACGTCGGCGGCTGATGAATACGGTGTGCTTTCGGCAGCGGCAAAGGAAATGGGTGCGACCACAAAATACTCTGCCACTCAGGCAGGAGAAGCGCTGAACTATCTTGCTCTGGCGGGATATGATGCGCAGAAATCCGTGGAGGCTCTTCCCGTAGTCCTGAACACGGCTGCGGCAGGCGGCATTGACCTTGCGTATGCTTCCGACATGATAACGGATTCCATGTCCGCTCTGGGCTTGCAGACAAATGAGCTGGCAGGATTTTCCGACAAGCTGGCAAAGACTTCCCAGAAGTCAAATACCTCCGTCGCTCAGCTGGGTGAGGCTATCCTCACGGTCGGCGGAACTGCAAAGTCCCTTTCGGGCGGTGTTGAAGAGCTTGACACAATGCTTGGACTTATTGCCGACAACGGAATAAAAGGTGCTGAGGGCGGCACGGCTCTGAGAAATATAATCCTCAGCCTGTCCGCTCCCACGGACACTGCGGCTGCAGCTCTTGAAAATCTGGGCATAAAGGTATTTGATGACGAGGGAAAAATGCGTGATCTTGCCGATGTTTTCAGCGAGCTTGACGGTGCACTGGCTCCATTGACGGAGCAGAAGAAAACTCAGGCGCTGAGTGACATCTTCAACAAGGTGGATTTAAAGGCTGTAAACGCATTGCTCGGCACAACGTCACAGAGGTTTGAAGAGCTGAGAGGGTACATATCCGACTGCGACGGGGCTGCTGAGCAGATGGCAAAGACCATGGACGACAATTTCAAGGGTGACATCACAATTATGCAGTCCGCTCTGGAAGCTGTGGGCGTTACCGCTTTTGAGAAATTCTCCGAGCCTCTGCGCACGTCTGTTCAGGAGGTCACGGGAATTTTCGGAGACCTGAATGAACAGCTGAACGGAGAGCTTGGAGGCAAGCTTGAAACATTGGCTGAGAAATTCGGCGACCTTGCTGTAAAGGCTGCCGAATTTGCCGTTGATGAGGGCATTCCCAAGCTCATTGACGGTCTGGACTGGTTCTGCGACAACGGCGACCAGCTTATCACCGCTGCCGAGACTGCGGGTGCTATGGTCATTGCTTACAAGGGGCTTTCCGCTGCGAACACTGCGGCGACAGCCGTATCATCATATGCAGCTGCCGCATCGGGTGCTGCCACTGCCACAGGTGCTCTGGGAATTGCCATGAATGCCGTTCCTTGGGTGGCTGTGGGAACTCTTGCCATAGGCGGAGGTGTTGCTCTGGCTTCATACATTGACAGGCAAAGAGACCTTATAGGGTATGAGGGAGATATAAAGGAAAGCTTTAATGACGCCAATAGGGAAATAGCCACACAGATACAGCTTCTGGGTCAGCTTGCGGACAGCAATGACCCTGAGGACAACAGGCAGGCTTATGAAATGGCTCTTGACGGCTACGACGATATGGAAAAGCAGGTCGATGACAACAACAAACGTCTCATGGAGTTATATAATCAGCGGCAGCAGATAAACATTCAAAGGGATAATATCAGTTCATTGAACGACCCTAATCTTATGGCTGACCTTAACGCTCAGCTTGACGCTGCCGAGCAGGAAATTGAAGGTATCAAAGAGCAGAATATTTATCTTGAAACGGCTCTTATTTCACGAAAAAAAATCATTGATAAATATTCTTACCTTTACGGCACTGGGTTATCTTCCAATATGGACGGCGGAGCCGCACAGAGAGCGGAAGAGGAAGCTAAAAAGCATTTTGGCATAACTGATAATAAAACTGCTGCGGAAATCGTTTCTCAGGAACAGATCAACGAGGAGCTTAAGAGCCAATGGCAGAAGCTTGACCATGAGTACGCCATGGGCATTATTGCCGATGAAGATGCGCTGTATCAAAAGCGGCTTGAACTGCTGAGAAAATACGGCGATGAAAGCAACACCGAGCACTGGGGGTATTACGAAAAGCTCCGTGCCTATGAGCAGGAGCAGCAGAAAAAAGCTCTGGACGACCGGGAGGACAGCCAGAACAAGGCGATAAAAAGCGCAGGCGAGAGCCTTGACGACCTGAACGCCCTTTATCAGAAAAAATATTCCGATATGCTCACCGCTCAGAGCGACTACCGTTCACGGCTCATGGCTGTGGGCGGTTCTGTTTTTTCCGTTGAAAAGGAAACGGACGAGGACGGCAATGAGACCACCATCTACAAGGTAAATGACATTGAAAAGCAGATAGCTGCCATGGAGAAATATCACGCTGACATCAAGGCTCTGAAAGAGGACGGAGCAAGTGCTGCTCTCCTCGAAGAGCTAAACAGTATGTCCGCCGAGGACGGTGCCAAGATGGCAGAATACCTTGCGGGTATGAGTGAAGAAGAGCGCCAAAAGGTCATCGAGCTGTATAAACGCAAGGAGCAGATAGCAGATGATCTGTCCGCCGACCTTTACGCCAAGGACGCCGAAAATATGCAGAACGCCTTTGCGGCGGCTCTCACGGACATGGGGGTGAACGCCTATGATTCGGGTGCGGCAGCTGCGGAGCAGTTCGCAAGCGGTTTCAGCGGCAAGCTGTCCGAGCTGATGAACATTTCCGCTTTCACTCAGGTGAGCGGCACTGTTGCCACCGAGGTATCATACAAGAACGCTGCGGAAAACAGCGGGAACCGAAATGTAAATGTGAATGTGGAGGTCACAGGCGGAGACCTCACCCTTGACAGCAAAGTGTGCGGTGAATATTCGCTGGACTACACCCAGAGCGTCAATGTGCAGAAAGGAAGATAATATGCTTGAACTTGTTATCAACAACGTCAGGGCGGACGGATATGTGACGGATTTTACCGTCAGCTCCGCCCCCAAAAAGGACAGCAGCGCATTTGAGAACCATGACGGCTCCACTGTGGGCGGCTATATAGGGGATATCATTACGCTGAACATCACGCTGAAAAAGGTCCCCACATCTGCGGCGGCTAAGATATCAAGCGCTGTCAGCGGAAAGACATTTCCTGTGACCTACTCCTCCCCTGCAGCGGTGTCGGCACAGTTCAAGAAAACAGCTTACAAGGCTGTGAGCCGTGGCAAGGGGCTTGAATGGGATATGTCCCTGACCCTTGAAAGCGCCGCTCCTGTGGGCGGCTCCCGCCTTTAGCCTTGCTCTGAGCATAGGCGGCATTGATGTGCCGCATTTCAACAACTTACAGATATCATACACTGCGGACGGGTACGGTGCAAGGGGCGTTTGCAGTCAGCAGCTGACCTTTGATGTTCCTGCCTGCGACTATGACGATGACACTGTGGGACTGTTCCCCTATGGTGCGGAGGTGCTTGTTTCCTGCGGGACTGAGGTGCCTGTGTTCTATGTGAGCAGCAGGAAGCCCTCGGGCGGCAGGCTGAGCTTCACCTGCTATGACAGGGCGATGTTCACATCTGCCAAATGCACCCTTGAAGAAAGTGATTTCACGGCGGATGAGGACAACTCGGGCGGTGATAGTTCGTCTGACAGCGGCAGCAACGGCAGCGGCGGCAGCAACAACAGCTCCGATACGAAAAACAAGCCCAAATTTGCATCTGTAAGCGCCGTGCTTGCCAACATCAAAAGCATATGCGGATTTACGGAGATCGCTGCAGGTGACATCATGGCACAAAGATCACCAAATGCCCCAAGGACAAGGTCTTCGGGCGGACTGCCAAGGAAATACTCTCCGACCTGGCGGAGGCGGCCTGCGGCTGTTTCTTCGTACAGGGCGGGGTGCTTACATTTCTGTCCTTTGCCTGCGGTGCTTCATCGGCGCTGTTTTCGGCTGACAAGTACAGCAGCATTGAATACGGTCTGACTAAGGTATGCGGCAGCGTTATCATGACCGACGGCAGCAGGACATACGCTTCGGGCGGCGACACGGACGCATATCACACGATGAAGATAAGCTCGGTCTATGCCTCGGAAGAGCTGGCGGGTGCGGTCATAGGTGCGATACAGAACAAGTCCTACAGGGCGTGGAGCTGCAAGGCTCTTGTAAGTGCGTATCCTGCCCCCGGGGCGGGTATTACCTTTGGTGAAACAACGCTTGTGACGAACTTCTGCCGCCTAAGAATTACCGACTTCGGGCTGTATGCCGAAATGGGGCGGAACAGTGTGCAGGAGAACGAATATGACCCTCTGGCTGACCGTGTACAGATAGGCGAGGTCAACGGCTCCACGAAAATGACCCGACAGGGCATAAAATTCGTAAACGAGAACTCCAAGACCGAATACGGATTTGAAATGGCAGGAGAGGGTGTTGCCAGATTTGCGGGAGCTATCCTGAATGGTATGATGCCCACTGCGGTGAAGATCGCTGAGGACGGCAAAAGCCTCCGGGCGAACTACAACGGCAAGATATTTGAGTACGCCATTACTGAGGACACAGACGGCAACATTATTCCCACGACAAGCGAGGTGAGCGGCGATGGATGATATGATGTGGTATTTGCTGGGGCTGGCGAATGGTAAGGGCGGAAAGGTCAAGCCCATAACTATAACGGAAAACGGCACATACAATGTTTCCGACGCTGAAAAGGCTGAGGGGTATGTGGGGTTTGAGCCTGTGACTGTTGATGTCAAAGCAACGGCTGTGATACAACCGCTGTCCGTATCAGAACCGGGTGTATATAATGCGTCCGACTATGGTTGTGACGGGTTTGACCCTGTGAATGTATCAGACAAATACAAAAAGCTGTATGAGCAGGCGCTGGGGCTTGGTGAAAACATTGACACGGGCATTACCGACCCTGACGGCAATGAAATTGTACTGGATAATGCGATTGAAACGGATTGGGACATCGTAAAATGTATCACACTGACCGAAGGCTCGGCTACTGTTACGTGTCCCGGCACAGGAGTACAGCTTAAACTGTTTGTATCATATGGTGAAACGTTTACGAGTTCGACAGACGGAAAGCAGTACATTGATAAATGGTTAAGTGCAACACTTTCCAATTTGAAAACCGGGCAGAGTGAAACATATGATAATATCCTGCGAGGACATTACAGTATTCCTATATCAGAAAAGATATCATGCCGATTTACAGTTGAAGATTATAGGATAACGTTCGGAGGTACATATTTGCAGTTCTTCCCCGGAAGGGTTTGGAAAGGTAATAGCTTATGGGGCGGTAATGATAATTATTGGAATGCTTTTTATCCGGAATTTAATTCAGGTATAATAGGGGTGACTGCTGGATTTACATCTCCTGTATATTTTCAGGCAAGTTATTCGTAATTAAAAGGGAGGAATTTATATGATAACAACCCAGGAAACAACTGTAGCTGTCAGCGGTCTGACAACGGTGGAATTTGACCGCCGTTATCCGTTCTACGGTATCAGAAATGACGGCAGCAGTGCGATACAGGTATCGACTATTAACGCCGATTGCGTGGCTGGTGCTGACGGCGTAGTGACTGTCGCTAAGGACAGCAGTTTTGTTATTGCCAACTGCGGCGATAAATTCAATGGCACTATGCTGTACCTGAATGGAAATGGCACTGTCACAGTCGTTGGTCAGTACAGCGACAGCAACCGTTTTAAGGTGGCACAGAAAGGGGGTGAGACAGTTGACATAAACCCCACGTCTATTAGCGAAAATCATAATAATATCTTTCGTGGCGATGATTTATTCGCAAAGGGATATGATATCAATGACATCTGCGCTATGATTGCTGACGGGTCGTTTTCTGACATTTACATCGGTGACTATTTCACGCTATCGGGAGACATTGCGAATGTCCCCTGTTTCGTAGAGCAGACCAGTGATGATGGTACAAAATCACTGGTGGAATCGACCCAGACAGTCACATACAATACCAAATTCCGCATTGCTGGTTTAGATACATACCTGAATACAGGCGATACAGCGTTTACAGCACACCACGCTGTTATTGTGCCTGATAAGAATATTGGAACCAATCGAATGAACAGTACAAACACAGCTGTCGGGGGCTATGTAAACAGTTTTATGTTCGCATCAGTGCTACCTGTGTATAATACGCATTTTGACGTAAAATTAAATAATCATTTGCTGACACATCGTGAACTTTTGGGCAATAGCGCATCCGGAAACCAGACGAATGGCTGGGCATGGACTGATGTAAAAATTAATATGATGAGTGAATCAGAAGTGTGTGGTGATGTTCTGTTTGGCAATAAATACGATGTAGGTGCAAATTATAAGCAATTTCCACTGATTAGAATTACATCAAAATATATTTGTATCCGTGATTGGTATTGGCTTCGATCAGTCGCTTGGACGACCAGCTTTGTGGCTATAGCGAACGACAGTAGTGTGCGCAGCCTCAACAGTGCTTCGACAGCTGCCATACGCCCCTGTTTTTGTATCGGGTAAATGGAGGTACAACAAATGAATACATACAATGAAATCCAGCAGAAAATTGCTGACTGCCGCTGGCAGCTGTCGGATAGCGCCAGCCCCATAGGCGACTGGAAAATTGCAAAATGTTATGAATTTTCGTTGATGGGGCTGCCTGCACCGTATGACATGACCGAATTAAACGCCAAGCGGCAGGCGGTAAGAGACGAAATTAACGAGCTGGAAGAGAAATTGAAAAAATTTGATATTCCTGTGGTTAGGAAATCTGAGGAGGAATGAAAATGGATAAGTTCACAGAATTCATCAAGATCATACTGGGCGGCATTGTTACGGCGGTGTCGGGATTTTTCGGCGGCATGGACGGCATCATGTTTGCGCTGATAGCGTTTATATCCATCGACTACGTAACAGGTGTGGCGGTTGCCGTGAAACAGAAAAAGTTGTCCTCGGAGGTGGGATTCTGGGGTCTGGTGCGCAAGGTCTGCATCGTGGCGCTGGTAGGCGTGTCACATTTTGTAGATGTTTATGTCATGCACACAGGTGATATCTTCCGCACGGCTATTGCGCTGTACTACATAGGCAACGAGGGCATATCGCTGTTAGAGAACATCGGCAATCTGGGTGTTAAGCTGCCTAAGAAGCTGCTTGATATACTGGAGCAGATACGTGACGATAATTCGGGGGAGGGCAAAAATGATGAGCATTAACATCAAAATGGATACAGGCACTGCCAACACCACTGTTGCCAAAGGGCGATCCATCGAATGGATAGTGATCCACTACACGGCAGGCACCTCATCGGCTGCGGGCAGCGCACACAATCTTGCGGCATGGTTCAGGGCGGGAGCAAATCCCGCCAATCCTGCCAGCGCTGATTTTATTGTGGACGATGAAAATGTTGTCTGCTATAATCCTGACATTGCAAACCGTTATTCATGGGGCGCAGGTGGTGTAAAATACACCAAAATGTCCACTTCAGAGGGCGGCAGATATTACGGCAAGTGCAGGAACAGCAACTGCATCAACATTGAGATTTGCAGCAACAAAAAAAACAGGAAGTCTCTGAGCGCAGATGACACGGACTGGTATTTCACCGATGCAGAGCTGGCATTGGCTGCTGAGCTGGTCAAGCATCTGATGAAAACATACGGCATTTCTGCTGACCATGTTATAATGCACCACCAGGTGACTGGCAAGCTGTGCCCTGCTATGTGGACACATTCGGAGGCAGAGCTTGAGGGCTGGAGAAAGTTTCAGCAGATGTTTATGCCTGCTGTCGAAAGCAATCAGATGTTTTATGTGCAGGTAGGGGCTTTCAAGTCTCGGGAAAACGCCGAAGCCTACCTTAAAACCGTGAAAAAAGACTATCCCGGTGCCTTTATTAAATCAATGTAAGATAAAAAATTCGCCGTCGGTAAGAGCTGTGGGGCTCTTATCGGCGGCGCTTTTTTATTTTATTCTCTTAACTGATAACAAAAGCGAACCATTGATTATTACCAACGGTTCGCCTGTGTGTACTTTGGCTCCCCAAGCTGGACTCGAACCAGCGACATCATGATTAACAGTCATGCGCTCTACCGACTGAGCTATTGAGGAATATGGTATATATGATAAG